AGCAGTCCGGCGATCTTGTTCTTCGCGGCCTGCACTCGCAGACCGGCTTTCGACTTCTTAGCCATTGCGGGCCTTTGCCTTCGCTTCTTTGAGGTGGGAGAGAATGAGCCGCATCCCGTTGGCGCGACCCGCTGCGAACCGGATCGTGTCGAAGGGCTCGCGGGCAGCCCCTCGTACGACGAGTTCTTCGTGATGCACGGCGAGGGCCTCGATCTGCTTCAGCAGTATCCCATAGCCCTCAGTCCGCGCAATATCCGTGATTGAGTCTAGGTCGAACGTGTCGCTCACTGGATGCCTCCCTCAAGTGCCCCCATCTCGCCGCCTCCGCCGATCTCGGTGGGCATGTTGTTCGCCTGCCCGCCGCCCGGGGCCGGCACTACGCCGCCGCCCTGCTGGCTGAGCTGCTGGCGCATCATCTGCTCGTGCTGCTGCTTGTGCATGGCCATCAGCATGACGGCGGACTCAGGCAACTGCTCGAACGCGGGAGACGACACGTACCGTTCGATCTCCTGAATGTGCGCTATGTGGTCGTCCAGCGGAAGCACCTCGACAGGAGTTCCGTCAGACATGATCTTGTTCTCCGTGCGCTGGTCCATCGGCGGATGCGATCCACCCTGCCCCGGCAGCTTCGGTAGGAGCTTGTCAACGTCCGTCCCCTCGCTGAAGTGCCGCAGGAAGTCCTTGGTCAGCGCCAGCATGGCGTTGAGGTCCTGCGAGTAGAGCGGGTTCACCACGAGCGTCTGGTAGCGGACCTGCGCGATGCTGCGGAGCACCTCGCGGTTCGTGTTGACGCTGTTGCCGTGGAAGCTGTAGTGGAAGCGCCCTCGGAGGTCTTCCTTGGTGATCTTCTGGGGCTCCTGCGCCCCGGTCACGTTGTACCAAACCTCGTCGTCCCCGAACTCGTAGTAGAGCGCGTGGAGCTGGTGAATCAGCTCGCGCCACCCGCCCTGCTGGAGCCCGGTGATCACGACGTCGGTCTGGATGCCGCTCTCAGAGAGCAGCGCCAGCGTCCCCCGTGCTGTGCGCGGGGCATTCCGAGATTGGCTGGATCCCACAGCCTGTGGTGAGATCGTGAGCCGATCTGCGAATAGCAGCATCGAGTCAATGGCGCTCAGGTTGGCCAGCGGCTCCTGCGCGAACTTCGGGAAGACGACCGCGCCGGGGTCGCTCACCGGGATGCCCTGCCCCGGCTCGATGCCCTCCAAGAACTGCGGGTCCACCGTGTTGGCGTGGGGCACGTAGAAGAAGAACGGGTTGTTGATCAGCTCCTGAGCCTCGTTCACCATGTTGACGATGGCATCGACTTCAAGGTTGATCGGGGAGAGCTGCTCGCCCAGCGAGCGGCTGTACCAGCGGTCGGACACGCGCTTGTAGTGCGCCTCCGGGAACGGCCTGCGACCGTGCGGGAACAGCTCTTCGAGGTAGTGGACCCTGACGACCTTCTTCAGCACCGCCGGGATCTGGTACACGACCTCTTCGGGGTAGCCGTCCTCGTTCACGTCGTCCGTGGCGTAGACCTCGTAGACCATGAACTTGCCGTCCACGTACGCGGCCTCGTCGTCCTCCAGTGCGCCGGAAGCCGGCTCGGGGGTCTCGCCCACCGAGACGTCGCGCTGTCGGCTCAGGCTGCGGTCGTGCGGGTCGCGCTCCTTGCGGTCCTCGGTCTGGGAGGCGCTCTTCAGGCGGCTGAAGTCCTCGTCGGTGATCTCCCAGCCCTCCTCGTCCACCTTGGCCTTCAGCTCGTCAATGGTGAGCCAGTAGCGGTGGGTCACGCGGGGGGCCTGCTGGAGGTCCCACGTGGAGTAGGGCACGATCAGGTCCTCGAACTCGACGGTCTCGACACACGGGCGATTCGCGTACATTATAGGCCGGTAGATGTACAGATCCACCTCATCCACGTACTCGCTCGCCACGAACTCGATCCGGACGTCCTCGAACGCCCTGCGGCGCTCTGTGAACTCGATCTGGTACGAATAGCCTACCGCATCGCGCATGGGCGTGCGATCCGGATCAGGCGCGCCGTCCTCGGCCACGACGTCGGTCAGGCCGGGGAACTGCTCCGCGAGGCCCTCGATGACCATGCGGGGGCGGTCTTCCTGCACCGGCTGGCCCACGAGGTCAACCTGCCCCGCCTGCCAGTCGGCCTTCGCACGCGCCACCTCGACGGTGTTGCGCCACTTCTGCTCCCAGTAGACCTTCAGCACGGACGTGCCGTCGAGCAGCATGTTGCGTGCCCACGACTCGAACGTGTGGTAGAAGTTGGGGATGTCGGATTCGAGCGCCCAGTTCAGGAACGTCTCGTTTCGGACCGTCAGATCCTCGTTGTACTCGCTCTCCACGCGCTTGACGTGGACCTTCGGCTCGGCTGCGTGGAACGCATTGACGAGCTTCGGGACCATCCCCTCGACCTTCTCTTCGAGGACCGGGAGATGGATGTTTGACGCGCCGTCGTAGCGCGGCGTGCGCTGGCTGACCCCGAAGTAGAGGTTCCGGGCCACCTGCCGCTTGGCGAGAGCCCACTGCCGGTCGCGGATGTCCACGCCGATGAGCTTACTGAGGTCTGCGCCCTTCTGGGCACGCACCTCGGCGCTCAAGTTGATCGTCTGTGGCATGAACCCTCCTAGTCCGTCGTGACGTGCTGTACAATCGCCGTGTAGGTCGTGTTCTCGTTCTGCACGTACAGGTGCGTGAACGACCCGCCAGAGACCATGAACGACTTGCCCACGGGGACCTTGGCGTTGACGTTGGTCGAGTTGAGTGCGACCTTGATCGTCTGGCTCGTCTCAAGCAGGAGGTACTCGCCCGTGGCGACCCCTCCCAAGTCGATCTCCTGCATGACCGTCATGTTCGTTGCCAGCACTACCCGGTCGGAGGTGTACTCCGTGAACGCCGCAGCCGCAGGGGCGTAGTGCTGGGAGTGGAGTTGGACCCCATTCCGAGTGAGCTTGAACCGTGAGGACGGTTCGACTTTGAGCGTGTCTGCCATGCGTGGCGTTCCTTGCGTGTCATGGGTGCTTGGTGGGAGAACATGCCGATGCCGGTGTGCTCCTCGTCGTACCAGTCCTCAGACTTGCGCGATTCGGCACGCAGGCTGCGGTAGTTGATACCCATTTGGTAGATGTACCGGATGCAGTCGATGAAGTCATCGTGGAGCTTCCGGAAGTCTTGCTTGTCGCCCTTGAGTTCCTTCTGCTTGTTGGTTGCCCAATCGTCGTAGCAGAAGTTCAGGAAATCGTGCTTCACATGCGAGCACGTGTCAAATACGACCAGTCCCGGTTCTGACCACTCTGAATGAAGTTTGAGAGCCTCGTGGATGGCGTCGTACCCTGCTTGGGCATTTCGCTTCTTTGCGATAGCGCACCAAAGCTGCTCATGGGCAAAACGCTTCCATATGGTGTCCCCGCTTGTGCGTTCCTGCTCATTTGCGCTTGAATCAATGATCCGCAGACAGACTGCCTCCGCGCCAGCTCCGCGTTTTGCAGTGCCATCTGGGCGAACATCCCATCCTTCAAGCTCCTTGACCCGAGCTGCAACATCACTGACGGTCTTGAGCCGATTGTCGAACAGGTTGCGGTATACGAACCACTGGCCGTCGGGGTTGACCGCCGCCCAAAGAACCGCGATAGGCTTGCGCGGATGCGGGTCAATAACGCATACTCGCGGCCAGTTAGCTGGAATATCAAACGCCGGGACCCAATGCGGAGCCTCAGGGTTCCATTCTTTGTAGACTCGTCCTGCGAGGTGCAGGAAGTTGCCGTGTAGTCTTGCTTCAAGTTCTTCCTCCCGAAGGTCACTTAGAAACTCCTCAATGTCCTCGCGGCGCAGGTGGCCGCCGTTGTCTTGGCAGTTGTCCCAGATACTGAACTTGAACAGCTTGACGTTGCCGTCCGGGTCGTTGGCCCGGTTGGCGATCACGTCAGCGATCCAAGGCTGGGAAAGGGGCGTCATGGTCATCCACATGTGCCCCGAGAAGTCGATCAGGCCGCGCTTGAGGCCGACGTACTTGGCGTAGTCGATGGGCTCGTCTGCCCAGACCCAGTGCCCGTTCGTACCCTCGAAGGCCATATCATCCTGATCGTTCGACATGAAGTGGACCTTCGAGCCGTTCTTCCAGATGATCTGCTTCGGGATGCCCCGATTGTCCTTCTTGATCTTGTACTGGCCCCGTGGAGCCCATTCCTCGAACTTCGGCCAGATCGTCTGCACGATGGCCTGCTCGAAGTTCTGCGCGATCACACGGCCCACATTCGGGACCGGGATCGGCTCTCCGTTGGTCAGGCGGACTATCCGGTCAGGATGGTCTTCTGCCAGCCACGGTCGGTAGCCGAGAGAGTTTGCGATAGCCTCAACGACGCCGGCCACTGACTTTCCGGAGCGATTCGAGCCGAGCACCAAGCGAACAGAGCACTCGCTAGCGGCGTGGAACTCTGGCTGCTGCCCGATGGGCTGATAGAACGAAATCTTCGATCCACGATACGCTTCCTCCAGTACCTCAAGTTCTTTCCACAGCTCCTTCAGGTCATTCTGGAGGTGGATCTGGTCCTCGCTCAACATCTGCAATCAGCCCTTCCATGTCGCTCATCCAGTCCGAGAGCTTCAGCGCGTCGATTTCGCGCTCTGTCAGCATCATCGGGGCGATGTGTATGCACGGCGTGGTGCCGGCCTCGCGGTGTTGCCGCTCGATCTCCGCAACGGCGCGAAGAGTGAACTCTCCCATGTTCTGGAACAGGTCCTCCCCCGCGCCCTTCTTCAGCTCATGTACCCGAATCACCTTTGAGTGGCACTCCCGGATCACCATTACTCGCTTTTTCACCGTCACCCACCCCCCGAGGGTTGTCGAAGTCGTCCAACGTGACGTATTCCGCCTCGATGGGTTGCTGTTCCAGCTCTGCCTGCGCCTTATTGAGCAATTCGTCGGCTTTGCGCCGCATTTCGGCGTTTCCGTTGTCGAATTGGACGTCGATGATGCTCAGACTCTTGAGTTTGCCCTTGATCCCGGCCACGAGCGCCTGAATCGCGTCTGGCGCGGGCAGCGAGCCCATGCCTTCGCCCCCGCCGAGCTGATCGCGGTACTGCTGGAGCACCGGGAGCTTGTCCGCGAGGATGGCCGCGCTGACGACCTTCTGGTTGAGGCTAGGCCCCATCCAGATCGG